ACACCCACCATCATGGTTTCAGGACTCATGTTGTATTGCATGATGATACTGGGATATAGTGAAGCGGCATCGAAACTCACCACCCAATCATACTTGCCAGGAACAGGTTCTTTCACATAGGCGCCAGCAATGGTTCTGCCTTCATTGTCCTTCTTCTGATGCACAATGATGTTCTTGGCCCAGAGATGATTATGAAGAATACAATCCCAGGTTCGCACTGCCGAGAAGATGTCTGTGAAGTTGCACTTGGCATCATATGCCATGGTGATGACCAGTTCAATCAACTTCATCTTGTCTTCCAAGGCATCCACCAGCTCCACGTCCGTGATGTTGTATTCCACAAATGATTGCCAATCTTCTGTGTAATGTTCTTTGAAAGTTTCGTAGCCATGTTCCAACTTTCTACGGCCCAACTCCTGTTGAGCAATGTAGTCCAGTTTGTAGCTTTCTTGTGCGGAATATGTGAATTTCTTGTACAAGTCCAGATAATCTAGATTGCTGATGCCATAGATGTCAGCCGTCAGATATTCACGCCCATTCATGGTGACAGTCCGTTCATTCACCACACGCCACGGAGACAAGTCTTTCATTCTATCTTCACCCAACACACGCTTGATTCTGACCATGAGATAGGGCAAGTCGAACAGTTGTGTGTTCCATCCTGTCACAATGTCTGGTGTGGTCATTTGCCAGAATCGGAGGAACGTGGATAGCAGGTCTGCCTCATCTCGACACTTGATGTATTCAAAATTCTTGTTGATGTTTGTGACATCAAACTTCTTGGCACCAAATGTAGTAATCTTCTTGGTGATGTTGTCTTGTAGTGTAATCAACAACACCTCCTCAATAGGATTATCCACGCTGGGGAATCCATTCTCGGAAGCAGTTTCAATGTCAATCGTGAAGATGGTGAGTTGACTAATATCATAGTCCACCTCTTCAGGATATTCTTCTGTGATGTATTGATAGGCAAATGATGTGTTGCCGAAGATGGGAAAGTTTTCCACATCCTTGTACTTTTTCATGAAGTCTTTGGCATCATTGATGTCACCAAACTTCATGGGCTCTAGGTTGTCGCCAAACAAACTCTTGTGTTTGCTTTCCTGTTTCGTCTTGATGAACATGGTGGGACGAAATTCCACCTTGTGATTGTCTTTCTTGCCATTACGAACTTCACGAACCAGCAGTTTGTTTCCAAACTGCAATACATTAGTGTAAAACTTTTTCATTCAACCGCTCCCGGGTCTTGAATGTGATTATGTTTTAATATAAACAAGCACACCGGGGATGTCAAGCACCCCCGGTGGTGTTATGGTAGCAATTCAATTTTTGGCTTGTTGGGAACCACGATACCTTTTCCTGTGATGCTATGATATTGGTTCCGAAGTTCATCAGCAGGTTCTGTGAACAGGATGATGTGTTTCTTGTCAAACTCGAACGTTCGAGATTGTGAGAAAATCATGTAGGGAGCTAACCCTACGCTGTATTGTCCCTTTTCATTCGGGACAATCATCACCATCAGCGGTGTGTCAATCTCCACGGTTTCCTCACGCACAGTGACATCACCAATTAAATCTTCGCCTAGAAGCGTCTTGATGCAAGTTAATGCCATGATATACTCAATTGTAGGGGTGTTAGGAGGACTACTTAATTATATAATATCAATCTTACGTGGCTTCTTTTCTTCTGGAATGATGCGTTCCAACTTGATGGAAAGCACACCGTCAGTCAATGAAGCATCACGAACTACTACGTCATCTGCGAGTGTCCACTTTCTAGTGAACGCACGCTTGGCTAGACCACGATGAACATATTCCTGCTCATCTGTGGTTTCAGACTTGGCTGAAATGGTGAGAACACCTTCAGCCAATTCAACATCAAGCTCACTGCGCTTGAATCCTGCCACAGCAAGTTCGATGCTCCAGTTTTCAGCATCATGCTTGATGATGTTGTATGGTGGGTAGTTGCTTGAACTATTCAATGTTTGAATGTCTTGCAACCGATTCCAAAGTGGGTCAAACCCAATGGCCCATGGACCACCAAAACTGGATGTGTTGAATGTATAGGTACGTGTCATAATTCCTCCTGTCGAGCGAATGTGTTAGTGATACCCTTTCGGCGTATCTAAGGTTAAATGTAACTCCTAACACCCCTACAATCAAGTACTACAATTACTTCTTTTTTCCAATGTTGTATTTTGCTACAAGATTCCAATCCTTCTTTTCACCGAAAGCCAGAACTTTGATTTGTGATAATGGTGCTGTATCTTCACACATATCAGCATCCACAATCTCCACCAAGCCCCAATCTTCCAGAAGATGTGCCACGGTGTTTCTGCGTTGCAAATCATTGTCAGACAAGTCAGCCTGTTTGCCATCCAGAGCAAACAACTCCTTGAAATGAACAATGAAGTATCTGCCTTGCTTGTGCAAGATGTGACAGCTCTGATACAACGTCTGGTCTTTGCGTGATGCCACACCAATACGTGTCAGTGTTTCACGAACCTTCAGAAAATCATCTTGATTCACCAGTTTCACTTCCAAAGGATTATATCCTGGAATTCCGGGAATATTAATTAAGTCATGTGCCATTTGTCAATCCACCTGTGTTCAATCGTTCCTTAATGGTATTTAGTTGGTCAGGTGATAGAATCCTCAGAGCTTGCTGTGCCTTCTCAGTATTGTAATGATAATACTGTTTCACCACTTCAAGGTCTTGGACTTTTTCAGCCTTCAACCACTTATTAAATCTCTTGCGAGGTCTAATGGTATTTATAAGGAAATCGAACTGGAGGCGTTTCTCCAAGTGGGGACGACTATTCATTTCGTTGGCCGCAATCACCGTGTCAGCCCCGAAACTTAAACTCTTGTTCACAACAAACGGATTGTACTGCTTCTCACTCCATTCATCCACTATCAGATTCTCCTTAGTGTAATGAATGGCATTCACGAAATCAAAAGGACTGATTTTCGGCATTTTGTACTCTTCCACAATCCAGTCCTTGATGATTTCTCCATCAAGGTTCTTCTCGGTCATGACTTCATCTCACATGCAGCCATGATTTCTGTCAGGCAAGCCACCAGATTGATTTCAGCATCAGCCACGAAAGCTGCCTTGTACTGATAATCAGCCAACAGCAACACCAACTGCGGAACTTGAACCACTTCAGGCATCAAGAAATCATACAACTTTCTGAACAACACATTCGGGTCATTGTCCAGATTGTTCACCACCCAAGTTCTCATCTTCTTGAAGTCCTTCTCACGAAGTGCTCCCAACAGCTCCTTCATATTGGCGTCTGACACGTTGCTCAAGATGCCAGCATCAATGGTGCCTGAAGCTGAGTAACGTTGCATCTCATTCAACACTCGCCGATAATCTGGGAAGTATTTGTTCAACAGCTCTGCCACCACCTTCGGGTCAAACGTCACGTTCTCATTGTTCAGAATCTCCTGAACACGCTTGAAGAACTTGGAGGCCACAACAGGACGATCCTCCTTCTCCAACTTGAAATCAATCACCGTGGTCCGACTATGAAGTGGAGGAATGATTCTGTTCTTGTAATTGCATGTGAAAATGAACCGACAATTCTTGCTGAACTCCTCAATGAATCCACGGAGAGCGGGTTGTGTGGAATTAGGATTGAGATAGTCTGCCTCGTCAAGTATCACCACCTTGACCTTACCGGCCAACGAAACTGTACTTGCGAAGTCTTTGATTTTAGTCCTCAATACATCAATACCAGACTCTTCCGAGCCGTTGATGATGATGTAGTCGCACCCTAATTCTTCACACAGAGCCCGAGCGATTGTGGTCTTACCTGTACCAGCTGTACCCGACAACAACATATTGGGAATGTTGTCCTGGTCCACAAACTCCTGGAATGTGTTTTTCAACTTGTCAGGCAGAATACAATCACTAATTTTCCGCGGACGATACTTTTCAACCCAAAGAAACTGCTCACGATTGGCTTCCATGATTACACCTTAGATGTAGAGTCAGCCGCAATAAGATAAGTTAAGTCAGAAGAAGTGGATTCAAAGAAGAACACCAACACCTTGCCAGTCTTGGCCACGGCGTGTGCCACACGAACATTGTACTCGTCAGCCACCACCTTGAAGCTGTCAATGGCCATCTTCACATTGAAAGACGCATCAGCCTCACCCAAAGGCTTCTTGTAGCTGTGAGAAGTGCTGTTCTTCGGGTCATTGATGCTGAGTGTCACCTTGCCCTTTTCAGACACGATGTTCAACATGGTGGCAGACACGATGCTGGCAGTCTTGATGATGGTCTGAATGTCAGATGCCGTCAACTTGAATGTGTACACATCCTCAAGCTGAGGCGGATTCTCGTTCGGCGCTGTCACCAGACTCTCATCTGCATAGAAATATTCAATCTCACCGCCGTTCTCCGAACGAATGGTCAGGCTCTTGTCACCAAACTCAATGTCAGGATTCTGTGACACAGAAATCAAAGACAGAAGTTGATTCAAATCATAGATGGCAAACTGCTGTGGGAATGTCTCATCCACTACCGCACGTGCTTGAATGCTGTTCACGGCATTACGAGTTGCCAACTTCTTGCCTGGCTTCACTAGCAGATTGCTGCTGATTTGTGCGAAGCTCTGAAGCAGTGAGAGTGTTTTGCTGCTAATCTTCATAAAGGTTACTCCTCAGTGGTTGAATGATTCTGCTGGTCATAAGTATCATGCACATATAGTAACATAATAGCGTAGTGAATGATTTTCAAGATGTCTTTTCTATTGTACCCATTTTTCTTTCCATATCGTTGTGCATACTTCATGATGTTTCCTACAGCGAACCCCACACCATGCCCACTGTCGAAAATGAATTCGGCAGATTGGAACTTGGTACGGGAATAATGTTCATCATAAGTGTTATCAATGTAGGCTTTCAATTCATTAAGGATTCTATCCTCAAGAAATTTGTAGTTGATGTCCTCACGCATGTTTGTCATCCTCAATGATGGGTTTACCTTGGCCATGTGTTTCACATAATGTCTGATACCAGCTATCACCACGAAGTTGACCTGGCGCTCCACAAACTTCACATACGGTGAAGCTTCTCTTTTCCACTTCACGGATTTTTTCATCCAGAGCATTGTCAATCACATCCGTGTAGATGCGAAGACCACCCCACTTCTCCTTGACTTGAATCACCTTGGAGTGTGTACGATGCTCCTTCATGAAAGAAAACACTTCACGGACAAGTGGTTCCCATCCCTTGCCAACAGACTCAATGGCAAGAGCCAGGTCATACCCTTCGTAAATTACATAAGTGGGATATCGCGGACTAACTGGTTTCATAATGTCTCCTGTGTAATACAACAATCAATATACATCATTGTGAATGTTTTGTCAAGCCAAGAAAGTGGCTGACACCCAGATACCAAAATAACTTCCCACCACACTACCCAAAGCATACCCTGCCCATTGGTGGAAGTTGTCCTGACCATGTGCAATCTTCTTGATGACAAAGAAGTTCATGGAGGCAATCAGAAAGTCGCTGAGAGCCGCAGTATGGTAATGTGCATCAGCCACAGCACGAAAGTTGATACACCAAATGGTGTACATGAATATCTGAACAACAAACAATATGGATGCTTCTTTCAACTTGGTCCTCATAGATACATCTCCCGAATGTAATCCCACACGATGATGTTCATGGCAGCACTCACATTGAAACTCCGGAGAACACCTCGTTGTGGTATGGACATCTTGTAAAAGTGGGGATTGTCTGCCACGGTTGTAGGTATTCCGTGACTTTCTGAACCGAAGATGAATAAGGGATTTTCCAGTTCTTCCTTGTACAATAGACGAGCCTTATGTGACCCAATCTCGGTACCACCGTGTTCACACAACACCACACTGTTCCATTTCAACAGATATTCCAACCGCTCGTTGATTGATTCGTCAGCGTGTATCGGGTCATCAAAAGTATATTGGACGATGTTGATGTATTTCTCAGCACCTACAGTG